GGCTTGAGGTTTATATGGCAACACTAGGTGCGCTGACTTACTCCCAATTGGTGACTGCGGTATCTGATTACACGCAGAACACCTTCGACACTACTGACATGAACACCATGATTCAGCAGGCGGAGCAGCGCATCTACAACTCGGTGCAGCTGGCCAATTTACGTAAGACCTCGACTACGGCTTTAACGCCAAGCGTGAATACGTTTAATGCGCCAACAGACTTGCTGTCCGTGTATTCGTTTGCCGTGATTGATGCAAGTGGCAACTACATTTACTTGCTTAACAAAGACCCTGCGTTCATGCAGGAGGCGTACCCCAATCCAGCCACTACTGGCACGCCAAAGTACTACGCAATCAATGGCCCTGCCACACCTGTGACGCAGTTGCAGTTCATTCTGGGACCTACGCCCAGCGCTGCGCTGACCACCAACTTAAGTTACTTCTACATGCCTGAGTCCATTGTCACTGCAACGACAACATGGCTAAGCGAAAACTTCAGCTCTGTGCTGCTGTACGGCACTTTGGTTGAGGCTAACACCTACATGAAGGGTGAGCAGGACATGACGGCTATGTACAACCAGAAGTACATGGAGGCATTGGCGCTTCTGAAGAACTTGGGTGAGGGCAAACAGCAAACCGACACTTATCGTCGTGAGCCAAGGATACCCGTCTCATGAGTATTGTTCAAACCCAAACAACGAGCTTCAAGGCGGAGCTGTATCAAGGTATTCACGACCTGACTACAGACGTTATCAAGATCGCTTTGTACACGGCAGACGCAAATTTGAATGCCGACACAACTGTGTACTCTTCCGCAAACGAAGTGCCAGCTACAACGGGGGCGTCTCCGTACGCTGCAGGCGGTGCACAACTCACGCCTATTACAGTTTCTTCGTCTTCATCTGACTATACTGCGTATGTGGGCTTCCCAAACATCTCGTGGACTGGCACAATCACAGCGCGGTGTGCATTGA